AGAAGAGAGGGGCGTAAAGCCCCCCTTTATTTTGGAGATATACAATGGCTGATGCAGTAACCTCTCAGACAATCCAAGATGGCGCACGAAACCTGATTATGAAGTTCACTAATGTGAGTGACGGATCAGGCGAGTCTGCTGTCAAGAAAGTAGACGTATCTGCTTTGTCTGCTGATCCAATGACAGGTGCTACATGTACCCGCGTAGTGATTAGCAAAATACAATTTTCTACAGTTGGCATGAGCGTTAAAATAGAATTTGATGCTTCCACTAACGTGTTGGCGGCACATCTGCCAGCAGATTACGCTGACGAATTAGACTTTACGTCTTTTACTGGCATACCCAATAATGCTGGTTCTGGTATCACTGGAGACATTGACTTCACAACAGTGGGGCATGGCAGTGGTGATGCTTATACAGTGGTTTTAACAATGGTGAAATCCTATGGCTAAACTTGAAGTCTTTCAAAACGGAAACTGGAATAATGGAGATCCTGTATACCAGATTGGTATGAAGAACTCTGATGGTACATATGAAACCGTTGTCTTTGACTTAATGACCAAATCGGAAGCAGAGCGAGCTTTAAAAGAAATGAGCAAGGATTTGGAAGTTGTTAGATCAAGGACTAAAGACGGAACTTTTGCCAAGGATGATCCTAACACAAAAGAAAATGAGGCATGGGAAGTAAAAAAGAAAGCTCCTGCCAAAAAGAAAGCTCCAGCCAAAAAAGCACCTGCTAAAAAAGCTGTGGCTAAAAAAGCTCCTGCCAAGAAAAAAGTTGCCAAAAAGAAATAATGCGTAATTACAGGGAAGAGTATGATAATTATCATTCAAAGCCCAAACAGCGCAAGCGTAATGCATCTCGTAAAAGAGCAAGACGCAAGCTAGTAAAAGAAAAAGGCGAATCTGCAATGAAGGGTAAGGATGTAGATCACATAGATCGTAATGCTAACAACAATTCCAGAAGCAATTTACGGGTAGTGTCGAAACGCAAAAACCGATCTAGGAACGGATAAATATCATGGGAATTATTGCAGACCTTCAAGCAAAGCTAGAAGCGCAAAGAAACGAAGCCTTGTCTCAAGGATTAATTCCTATGGATGACAGAATTGGTGGAATGTATTACGGAGGGAATCAAAACATGGGATTCGGAAGACAGCAGATGGGTGGAATGTACGGAGGGATGCCGCAATATTCTGGAGGAATGTCAGGAAAAGGTGGTCAACAACAGACAAGTGGAATGATTGGAGAAAGGTTTGATCCAATTGATAGACCTTCCGTTTTTCCTAGACGCACACAATCACCTTACCAGACACCTCCGTCAGTATTTGGAATACTAGGAAGAGATACAATGGGGTATGGAATGCCCCAAGGTTACGGCATGAATCCTTATCAGGGATTTCAACCTAGGTACAACCCTTATGCTGGTGGCATGTCAGGAAAAGGCGGGCAAAGGGGAGGAAACTACATGGGCGGCATGGGATACAGACCCCAGCCCAATTACTACCTAAGCCCTTTTGGTGGGCCTTTCCCTATTAATCAGTTTGCTCCGTACAACCCATACGCTGGTGCTAACTTTTATTCAAACCTGATGGGTATGGGGGGATATAATTACAGACCCCAGAGGATGGCTCCGTATGAACCTGCCATTATTCCAAATCTGGACGATGATCCTCTTGACGGAGGGCCAACGCCACCAATAAACAACTCTGAAGTTACAAATGGAGGCACTCCAGATAATCAACAGGAAGTTCCATCAGCAGGTACTTCTCCTCTTACTGACGAACAGTTAGCGGCTCTTCAACAGTATTTTGCAAACAATCCATTTATGTTTAGTGGCTTTTGATGAACAAGAGCAACAAAATTAAAAAGCTAAAAAGCGGTGGAAGAAAAAAACCTGCCAAATGCAGAAACGGAATAGCAACAAAAGGTAAAACAAAAGGAATTGTGACTTAAATGGCTACCAGTGAGACATTTACATTTAACCTTGATATTGGCGATATTATAGAAGAAGCCTACGAGCGTTGCGGATTAGAGTGTCGCAGTGGTTATGATTACAGAACTGCAAGAAGAAGCCTTAACATGTTAATGCTTGAATGGCAAAACAGAGGATTAAACCTTTGGACTGTAAAGAACGCATCCCAGACGTTAACTGCCGGGACAAGCACATATGCCCTTACTGCTGACAAGTTAGACATAATAGAGGGCGTGTGCAGAACTGACGCAGGAGATACGTCATTACAAGCAGATTTAAGCATGACCAGAATATCAGTTAGCACTTACTCTCAGCAGGTAAACAAGCTAACTCAGGGAAGACCTTTGCAATATTATGTAGAAAGAACACCAACTAACATCAATCTTGTTTTCTGGCCTGTTCCAGACGATGCAAAAACGTATGTGTTTAACTACTATTACATGGAAAGAATCGAGGACGTTGGATCTCCAGCAAGTTTAAATATGGACGTTCCAGCAAGATACCTTCCTTGCCTGACGGCAGGGCTTGCATATTATGTATCTATGAAAAGAACAGAATCTCAGTCTATTGCGCCCATGCTTAAACAGGTTTATGAGGAGCAATGGGAGCTTGCATCAGATGGATCAAGAGAAAGAGCTTCATTGCAGGTGTCTCCCGGTGGGTACAATATATTATGAGCAATTATGCCAGCGGCAAACATGCATTTGGTTTTTGTGACCGAACTGGATTTAGGTATCCAAAAAAAGATTTGGTTGCCCAGATAGAAGACAGAAAGCCCAACGGGTTGCTGGTTGGTCGTGATGTTGTTGATAAAGACCAGCCTCAGTTGCAACTTGGTAGACTTAACATGAGCGATCCGCAAGCGTTGCTTAATCCAAGACCAGATGTAAGTTTGCAGGAAAGCAGGGCATTGTCTGCATTTGATCCAGTAGGTGGAGGATTAACAGCATACGGAACAGAAACCCTTGGTCTTGATATAAAGGGAGAAGTAGGCAAAGTAACGGTGAGTACCTCCTGATGGCGTGGACATTTACTACATTAAAGAATGCTTTGCAGGATTATCTGGAGACAACGGAAACTACTTTTGTTAATAATCTTCCCACTATTATCCTGCAAGCAGAGGACAGAATACTTAAATCGGTTCAGTTGCCTGATTTTAGAAAAAACGCCACAGGTAATACATCTCAAGGAAACCAGTACCTTTCCATGCCATCTGATTTCTTGGCTCCGTATTCTTTGTCTGTGGATAACACTGGATATGAGTTTCTTATATTTAAAGATGTAAACTTTATACGAGAAGCATATCCTGCTTCTTCAACGACTGGAACGCCAAAGTATTACGCAATATTTGATGAATCTAATTTTCTTTTAGCACCGACACCTAACTACCTGACTGGCACAACAAACTACACGGTAGAGCTTCACTACTTTTATAAGCCAGAATCAATCACCACGGCATCAAGTGGAACAAGCTGGCTAGGCACAAATGCAGAGTCAACCTTGTTTTATGGGTGTTTAGTTGAAGCATACACCTTCCTAAAAGGTGATGCAGACGTTATGCAGATGTATATAGGAAGGTATGAAGATGCGTTAGGCAAGCTAAAGAATCTGGGCGAAAATTACGACACGACAGACAGCTATCGTTCTGGGGCGGTTAGGAACAAAAGAGCGTGATTAGTTCGTTAAGCGAAGCAGAGATAGGTTCTGTTGGAGTTCATACTACACATCAAAGAGGTATATCTCCAGAGGAGGTTGCGTCTAGGTGTGCAGACAAGATTGTTTCTGTATCAGAAAGTGCTAATCCCCTGATAAGGGAGCAAGCTAATGCGTTTAAGCAGAACATACAGAAAGTAATTGAGTTTTATGTCAGGCAAGGAATTAACGGATACAAAACCGATTTATACAATGAAGCGTTAAAGGCTGGAGATGACGGCCTAGCTAATATAATCAGGAGGCTATGATGGCGTTTAGCGGAAACTTTATGTGTACCAGCTTCAAGAAAGAGCTAATGGAAGCTGTGCATAACTTTAAAAACTCTGGTGGCAACACCTTTAATATTGCTCTGTATACAAATAGTGCCAGCTTTAATGCGGCTACCACTGCGTATACCACCAGTAATGAGGTAAGTGGTACAGGTTATACTGCAAAAGGTGCTTCTCTTACTAGAGTAGATCCCACGACAAGTAGCACTACGGCTTTTACAGATTTTGCTGACGTAACTTTTAGCTCATCATCTATTACGGCTAGAGGTGCTTTGATATTTAACGACAGTGCCAGTGGAGATCCAACTGTTTGCGTTTTGGATTTTGGTGCTGACAAGTCATCAACAAGTGGAGATTTTACAATCCAGTTCCCAACTGCTGACGCGAGTAACGCCATTATCAGGATTGCCTGATGGCAGATGCTTTAGCCACCTATATTGGCTGGAATAGTTCTGGTCAAAGTTGGAACGGTGGTTCTTGGAACGTAGACCAAGCTATTGCTGGTGCTACAGCCTCGATAGGTAGCGTTAGCTTTGAAGGCGATGTAGTTGTAAGTCTTACAGGGGTTGCTGGCACAGGTGGCGTAGGAAGCGTTACAGCAACTGGATCTGCGGTTACCGCTGTTACAGGAATTGCAGGAACAGGAGGAGTTGGCAGTGTCACCATAGAAGGTGATTCGTCTGTTTCAGTTACAGGCATTGCTGGAACTGGTGCTGTTGGTTCTGTCACGGCAGTTCCACAAACAATAGTTTCAGTTACAGGTATTTCGGCTACTGGAGAAGTAGGCACAAGTGTAGTCTGGGTGCAGATTAGTCCAAATGTAGGAACAAGCTGGTCAATAATTAGCCCATCGCAAAGTCCAAATTGGGAAGATGTTGCGTAAGAGGATATAAACATGTCAAGTACATACACAAATTTTTTAGGTATCGAGAAGATAGGATCTGGTGAACAGTCAGGTACCTGGGGTGATACCACAAACACTAACTGGGATCTAACGGATGAAGCGATTACTGGTATTGTCTCTGTTACATTATCTAGTGCTGGTTCTTCTGGCTCTCCCACTGCCCTCCCGATTACTGATGGCGCAAGCTCGAATGGAAGAAATAAATTTATCGAGTTCGTTGACGGAGGTGATCTTGGTGGAACGGCATACGTCCAGTTAACTCCAAATAATGCAGAGAAGATATGTTATCTGCGTAACAGTCTTTCTAGCAGTCGTTCAGTCATTATATTCCAAGGAAACTACAGTGCCTCAAATGATTTTGAGATTGCTAACGGCAAAGATGTTGTATTAAAGTTTAATGGCAATGGCACAGGTGCTACAGTTACGCAGGTATTTACAAACCTGTCTATTGATGCCCTGACATCAGGAGCCGCAACATTCAGCGGTGATGTAACCATTACAGGCACAA